ATAGGTCAATGCAAACCAAATACAAAAGTTTGAACTCGTTAAATCTAATGACTTTAACACGCCGTGAATACAGTAAACAAATGCCCCGTGAGACTCTACCCACCAAGGAAACTGATGGAACCGTGATTGATTACCTTGAGGAGGACCCCGAAATTCCTACCCAGCGGTACTGCATCATATCCTTCATTTCGCCTGAAAAAGTAGTTAAGCAGAAGGCGGAATTTTACAACGAGAAGTTTGTGGAGTGGATGGCGTATGAGTGGAAGGTCAAGGGTTTGGAGCACCTGATGGATTATGTCGCCAAGAAGTATTCTTTGAAGGTTGACGATCTCTTCAAGGATATGGAGGAGTTCAAGAAGGTACACGAGGCTGAGGTGAAGAAGACGGATGTTCACGAGCAGTACCAGGTTTTTCTCCTGAAGAACGAGAAGGAGGTTGAGACTCAGTTTAATGAGAAGATTGAGTTCCAAACCAATGTCCGTGGCGTCAAGCTCCGTCGCGTGTTTGCGAATCTAGAGGAGTGCCAGACGTACGCCAAGGTTCTCCAGCGCCGTTACCCTAATGACAATCTGTACATTGGTAAGGTCGGTGCCTGGCTGCCATGGGATCCTTCTGAGAACATGATGCCCGAAGTAGAGTATGCCGAGAAGGAGCTGAATGAGATGATGCGCCGGTACAAGGAGAACGAAGTGAATCGCGAGATTTTCTTTGAGGAAGAGAAGGCTCAGCGCATTGAGCAGCAGAAGAAGGAGAACGAGGCGCGTCGTAAGAAGAATCTGGAAGATGCAAAGAAGGATTCTGGTGTTGCTGATACCTCAGATATCGGGCGGGCGATCGAGAACAATATTCACCCGGCAGAAGGTGGTGTTCCCCGCGATCTTTGAGTAGTATAATACAATACAATGGCGTGCCCTTACGCTTTTATTTTTGGGAAACCCAAAGAAGGTCCACACAGTACTCGGTTTATGGGGTATGCGGTCGTTGACAGTGTCGCAACAGTTCTGTTGGCAATACTGTTAGCTTATTTTTTCAATACAGAGTTCTGGCTAACTTTATTTTTGACTTTTGTGACAGGCGAGATCCTGCATTACATTATGGGTGTTCAAACCCAGTTCCTAACGACGCTTGGTCTGACGGCGGCGACGTGTTGAACGCTTTCCTGCACGGCGGAATATATTTTTCGCCTTGGACAACAAATTTGATGCTACCGATTTTGCGGATACAGGTGCTGGAGGTCCCACATTGGGAACAAGGGGTGTGGATGAACGAGGTATCTTTTTGACCTCTATGACGTACTTACTCGCAATTTCTGCTAGAAAATCTGCATCGGCTTTCCATGTGTCTGTCGCACGTGTAACGATTTTACCAGTCTCTGGGTTCAGCTGGAGTTTTATCTGATAGAATTGCCCGCTGACAGGATTAACAATAGCAACTAATGTGTATCTCTCGTATAAATGGTCTTCCGCGTCATACTTTAACACATTAACATCCGGAGCACCGTTACGACTTTTACTCAGTTCTTTGGATAAAGAACCGTACTTCGTGAGAACATTCGTTAGAGCTTCGTTATCAAACCCAAATGATACCATTATTTTTACGCAAGATTAATGTTTATCTTTGCCCTGTTGATTGACACGGACCCAAGGATTAGAGCTTTTCTTTCTCAGAGCGTCAGGCGAGTACTCGTCCTGCGATAACATAGCGCTACTAAAAGGTTTGTTATCAGTCCAGAGGGAATTATCACACAAGTGGAAATTTGGGTGGTCCGAAGCTTTGTACCAGAACACTTGATCTTCTAGTTTGTTTGACTGAACACCGTTACAGATCACTAGGCACTCAAAATTCTCGGTACACTGGTCCATGAATTGACAGAACATTTCAAACGTGGGAAACATACCGGCATAATTGTCGTATATACGACGGCGATTATTCACGATACTTTCACGAAGAATAAATACGAAATCTACGTTTGTACGCAAGTTAGGAGTGATTCCAAGAGGGTACTGCATCGTAATAATGGTCATCACATCAATGTGACGACCGTTCATGAAAATGTAGCGCGTAGATTCCTCTTTAATCCACGACGCATCATACAAACAATCATCCAAAATCAAAAAGGCACGAGGATCTGTACCTGAATTTCCACCTGACCTTTTCTTTTCTTCGTTTCGGGCTGTTTTTACACCTAACTGCCTCTTAATTACGTTCATTACGATAGAAGGATTGTATTTGTCGTGAATCAGTTTGGAAGGAACCATATGTTGGAAAAACTCGTTCGCAACTTCTGTGCCTGAAATCACTGTTCCAATAGGAAAACAGTGCTGGGTGTTAAAAAGAATATCGCGAACCAAGAATGATTTGCCAGTATCTTTCTTTCCAATAACAACAATCATTGGGGATTTACGAGAATCAATCTCGCACCTGTCTTTCAACATATCTATATTGAACTTCTTGATTTGGAAGTTCATCTACTTGCTTTATTGCGTGTAGTTTTTAGTTTATGTTTGGGACGCCATAATAATATGGTCAAACGGAAACCATCAGTCGGAAGTGATTTACGCACAAATTCTGTCGCACTCTCTTTGCAGCGATACGATACTAAAACTTTAAAAGCCCAGCAGTTTTGGGGTCTGAATCATCTTCAGGCATTTTTTCCGCCTATCCAAAAACTTTTTAAAACTGAAGTTCGTGATTCGCCCCAAGAGTTTGGGTTCAAGGTCAACGATAGTATTGCTTCTATCCAGGATACTGAACACGTTCGGACTATGAAAGGAACGGTAGCTGAAGTCCATCGCAAGGTCACGATGCTTCTTTCTCCTTTCAAGTGGATGCAGGGAGATTACGGAACGGCACTAGGTTTACCTACGACCGAAGATGAATCTGCTGAAATCTGGCGAAAGATCCAGGATCCCAATAATGCCGCATATGTTGGTGCTCTTCTTTCCACGGTTCTAGCCCAGTCTGGATGCCCCCATTTCCCAAAAGTGTATGGTGTATTCACGGGGGTATCGGAAAAACATACAATAGATATCTCCGACGACTACGCAGACTTGTCAGAGCGCTCATGGTTTTCTTCCAATATCGGAAAAACTTTTGAAATCAAGTTGACTGATGATGTTCATGAAGGTGATTTCAAGCATACTCGTGGCGCCCGCGCAAGTGTTCTTTTAGGCGAAGATATGGTTCTTGATGGTGTCCAGGAACTTGAAGCACCTCAAGTAGGACCTACTGAAGCTGCTGAAATGAACCCTATGATGCGAGACGAAGAAGAAGAAGATGATGATGAGTCAGATTCGTCGTCAGTGTCAACATCGTATGTGTTTGGTCTAAAATCATGTGATTGCGAATCAGATGAAGAGGAAGAAGATGAAGATGAAGATGATGAGCCGTTTGCGTGGGCATCGTTTACTAACGTTCCAGTTCAGGTTACTGTTATGGAAAAATGCACGGGAACTTTTCATGAACTTTGTGCTGAGCACTCTGATACTCATAAACATTTGGCATGGTTGTCCCAAGTTATGTTTGCCTTAGCTTTTGCTCAGCGCAATTATGGGTTCACCCATAACGATCTACATTCTAATAATGTCATGTACATTTCCACCGAAAAGGAGTTTTTGTACTATAACTGCGCCGGATCTTTTTACAAACTTCCCACTTACGGTTACCTCATTAAACTCATTGATTTTGAGCGTGGAATTGGATCAGTGAAAGTTATTGGAATGAAGGAACCCAAACTGTTTATGAGTGATCATTTTTCAGTAGATGAAGAAGCCGGTGGGCAGTTTAATTTTGAGCCGTGGTACATTTCCAAATACTCCGAAATCAAACCCAATCCTTCTTTTGACTTGGTGCGTCTAGCTACCTCCATGTTCTGGGACTTGTTTCCTGAAGGTCCTCGGTGTCTAGATTACCGCGATAACCAGGTATTCAAGTTTTTCATGAAATGGTTATCTGTTGACGACGATAACTCTGTTTTATTTGGAAAGAAGGATGATAAGCATGATCGGTATCATGGGTTCTATCTTTACAAGGCGATTACTCGGCTCTGTAAAAATGCAGTTCCACGAACTGAAATTCTTTCTTTGAAACCTTACTTTAGTACTGATTCACTTCCTGCTGGAGAAGAGTGTTGTGTCATTGAGGCTTGAGCTTTCTTTGCATGGTATTTTTCCTTCTTTTTACGTAATATTTCCTCTTTGTTCTTGTAATAATTTTCTTTAGTCTTTTTATCACGATCTTCCTTGTTTGTGTAGTAATATTCACTCTTCTTCTGTTTTAATTCATTGCCTTTTTGTTCTCTGTACTTCTTACTATACGTGTGGTTGTATTCAATACGCTGTTCTGTAAGGGGTCGTTTGTATGTTTCAAAATACTTATCTCGTGTTTCCTGCCGTTGTTCTTCGGTAGCAAATGAAAGAATAGTATTCAAACACTTTTCATCTTTACGTGCCTCATAAATAAATTCTGACTCACGTTTATTCAGTTCACTTCGCAAATTACACGGGAATTCTTCTACAAGAGTGATTTTCACCTTGTTCCAGCCTATCTCGTTTATGTGTGTATACACGCGATAGGGTTGTGTAGTTGATGCTTTTTTATGACCTCTTAGTCTTGTATCAAGACTTCCAGTTGTAGCGCCATAATAATAGCATCCATCGTCACATTCAAGTTTATATATTTTGGAGTGCTGATAATTCATTACTCTGTTTATTGTATACCGTGTAAATTAATTGTTTGCCTACAAACATTAAAATGTTGGGCGGCCAATGAACATATCCTGAACGCTCGGGATCTCCATAGTCTTTACTGCATCCGTAACAACATCCGTTGTGGTCGCAAATACCACACCGGCTGAAATAATGCCTCCAAACATTGAAAGCTTACCCGCATCTGCCCAATCAATTGGCTCACCCTTTGATCGGCGCTCCAGAGCGTACACGATAAAACACACAAGGGCTACAGAAACTGCGGCAATAGCAATGATCATTTATTTTGCGCTCAATCAAAATTTCACATATTTAGAACGAGAGTATCCCCACCAGCCTTTCCCTCAATTTCCTTTAGAGGATCATCATCTTCTTGATCCTTGACTGACGCAGGTACAGTTATGGGCTTATCCATATCCTCAAACTCAATTTCCGCAACCTCGTCGCTCACCTTCAGTTCTCCCCGTCCATCATCTCCGCTCTCGGACCCTGAATCCGAGTCTGACTCCGACTCCGACTCTGGTTGTGCTTTTGACTCTGGCACATCATCTTCAAACTTTACTTGAGTAGCTGTAGCTACGGAACCAGCCTTCTTAGGGGGATCTTCGGGCGCATGCTTGACGTGGACAGGTAAGGACGCAGACTGTGGCACATCATCATCTTCCGAAAAGTACTTCTTGGCAATCGCTTCCCAAGGCAGGAACGAACGAATCACCTGTTCCATGCACTCTGTCACAATCTTTTCAATATCCTGGCGGTTACGTGCCTGCTGCTCCGATGAAACACCTACGGTCTTGAAATAGTACGCCATCTGCCACATCTTGCGCGCAGAATGCTTGTACAGTTCATGAATGAACTTCGCAAAGCTCGGACGGTCAAATTCAATTTTCAGTTCGGATTGTGACCCGCGGTAATGTAGAGACGCAAATGACTTCATGTACGCAATAAAAACACCCATCAAAAGATCATCCATGTACCGGCAATTAGTTACCTTGAGAATCCGCTCAACTTCCGTAGACAGAGTATTATCCGACCATTCGGGGATACGAGTCAGCATATTCTGGAACGTTCGCAGGATCTGATCTGGCTGCCCGTTACGATCACACAGTTCCTTAGCCGAGTCGTGAATAGACCAGAATCCGTCAGCTACGGGGCTGACTAAAAGACCCACGAGGTGTTCACGCAGATGTTCCTTGGCGAACTCGGTAGACATTTGTTAAAAATACGTACTATAAACCACACTAAGAAACGCGATTAAAAACGGATTTATTTTGATGAACGCTATGTATGGTGTACTACAACAAGACAAGAACAAACACTCAACATGAGCACGTTCATTAACACTACCAACATCAAGACTCCGGAGGACGTCAAGGCTGCTCGCGATGAGCTGACCAAGATCCTCGCTGGGCTGAAGAAGGGCGGTGATGCTGTCAAGGTTGACGAGCCCGTGGCCAATGCTGGCGCGGGTAAGGCAGAAGAGCCCGTTACGCCTGCGAAGGCGAAGCGCGGTGCTGCCAAGAAGACCGACACTCCGTCGGCGCCCGTGAAGGGCAAGAAGCCGGTCGCCAAGGTGGCGGCCGTTGAAGAGGAGAAGCCCGTGGCCGTCAAGGCGGCTGCGGCGAAGAACACTGATGGCAAGCGTGAGTTCACGTTTGCCGCCGGTGCGAGTCACACCAAGCTTCTCAAGGAGGCGATTGGTGAGGACAAGAAGGCGTTTGAGAATGCCAAGAAGATGCTGAAGAAGCATGTGGAGGGTCTGTCGGACGAGGAGTTTGACGCGAAGACCAAGGACGAGCACGTCCAATCTTGGCTAGCGGCCAAGAACGCAGCCAAGGTCATTGAGCCGGTGGTGCCTGAGGTTCTCTCTTACGAGGACCTGAAGGCGCTTATCGGGCTCACGGAGACCGATACGGCTGGCGTCTACTGGCACCCCGAGACGGGTCGCCACGTGACCGGTCCGGCTGCCTCTTCTGAGGAAGGGCTGGATGAGGTCAAGGAATACCTGGTCGGCGAGACCACGCACCGCGTCTACAATGACGCTGAGGCGTTCCTCGGCTTTGCCGGGGTGGGCAAGTTTGCAGACATGTAAATTCAAAAAAACCCAAAAAAACAAAACGGCGAAAGCCAATTTTTCATTAATTTACTTACGCGACTTCGTCATACGACGACCACGACGCCGAGTTTTGCGCGCTTTCTTGCCCCCTTTACGGCGACGGGACTTACCACCCTTAGGTTTAGGTACTTCTTCTAACGCCTGAGCATCTTTCGCTTGTTTCAGAAGGTCCGGCGTACCGATCTTCAGTTTTTCCGCAGGAGTGTAGTCGGGGCTTGAGGCGTAAATATCCGCCGGGCGGATCTGCTTTTTCGGAGTGTATGGAGCCGTAGGTAATTCCAGAGTTCCGCTCATTTACTTACTCTGCCCAGAAAATGATGGTACAACTTGGAAACGTTTGTTGAATAAACTTCTGGGCTTCCTGGGTAGGAATCAGTAAGCGCGGCACATAAAGTTCTTTCAGAGAAGTATTGGTAATCGGTGTCTTTTTATTGTATTCTTTCCACACATGTTCAAAGCACAGAAGTTTATGATTTTTGATTCGGCGACTGTTAATAGTATATGTATGCAGATCTTCAATCTCGTTAGAATATGATCCAAATGTGTGAATAGAAGGGTACTGTCTACTACTGGGATTATGTGCCATTTCACACACTATTTGCCAAACATTCTGCCATTCTCTCATTGTTTGTTCACTGTAGAGTGGGTCTCCGAACTCTAGAGTGAAACCTAAAAATATATCGGTTTCCATTATTATATGTTTATTATGTTTGGTTTAACCCATAATTACATGCCAAATAAATAGCAGGACTGGAAGAACTAGGATAGGAAAGAATCCGTAAGTGAATAGAGTCAATCCTCCAATAATCCAGTACCCTCCGCTAAACAGTGTTTGACCATACTTAGCTGCCTGAATCGTCATTGCAAGTACGAAGTATGTCTTGATAAACAAGAACACATCGTTAAACAGCATACCTACAATATCCAAAGCTCCGTCTGTAGGAGTAGTTGTTACGTCCGCAGCTACAGCTGGTGCATTGATTTGAAACCTTTGGCCATCCTGGATTTTCTTGGATCCCGGCTCGTCGTTAATTGTGTAATCTACCATCAAGTACTTCACTTTCTGTGGATTTGGATCTGGAATACCCATTGCTCCAGCACTTACTGTAATGTTAATTGACCCTTCGTTCAAGTAGGTTCGGACAGCACTTGTAACATCCGTAAAATTCCTGTCAAATCCATACCGTGCTTTTTTGATCTGTAATCCCGAAGCCAGACGGGCCGGAGGAGCACTAATCTCCATAGATTCACCATCTACTGCCGTAGACGTATTACTCGCTCCGTTATTGATAGAGTATGTTACCGTCAATGTTTTCAGCCGTCCCGGTGCCGGATCATTGACATTCAAGGCAGATGGCGTAACCACAAAATTCAACCTCCCATCTTTTAACTGAGCCGAAACAGCTTTTGTTACATCTACAGTTGATGTACCTACACCGTACTTTGCCGACTGAATTTTGACTCCGGTCGCCATTCTCTTACTTATTATACAGCAAGGACTTACGAGCTGAAAACAACGTTGGCAAGTCCTCCCATCACACGAATATAATTGTATGATTCAACGTAAGCCCTGGTAGTATAATTGTATTGTAAAGTCTTAACCGCATTTGCGACCTGGGTGCTTGGAATGATTGAGATTACATCCTGAGAAGAGTACAGTAATTGTCCGTTTGGACCAGTAGCACCTGGATTCACTATTGTTGGATTTGGGAGATTTAGGGTTGATTTGAGAACACATACTGGTGCAGGCGGAGTATTGTTTTCTGGATTATTTGAAGTTGTGACTAGTGGGGGCTGGACGAATGTGTTACGCAGTAAAGTCTTATTGAACATTGATCCATTAATGTGTCCGCACGGCTGGGTATTGTACGGTTCAAGAGAGAACGAGTAAGAATACACTCCAGGTATATCTGTGGACGTCCGACCTTTTTGGTGACGATAATTCTCCAACTGGGCGAAAAAATAGGTTTGTTTGTACGCGAATCGTTCCTTACCGTCCAGAATAATTGACGATTCAAGAAGGATGTCGCGCTGGGATACTGATGTACTCAGACTTTTTCCAGTAGTGTAAGAAACAGCCATACCTGTTATTCCTGCAGTGTCAGTTGGAGGTTTGTACGGATCTACCCAGTTCGTGTAATTATCCATATCATTTGCAAGTATACGATCTGAGCGCTGAGATACCCATACAACTTGAGTACACAGATTCTTCATGAGTAATGCTAAATCATTACTTGCTCCATATTGTCCATTAGCCGAAACCATATCAATCTGCTTAATAAGGAATGAATGCTCGCTGCGGTTAATATGTGCTAACTCGGCATCGTTCAGGAAAATATAATTGGCTTCAACGAACGGGTTCAAGTTCCAGTACATTAGGCTTGGATTCGTTGGAATTGGAGTTTGAGATGCTGTAGGTGGCGACAGGAAATTGTTCATCATCATTATGAAACTACTTGAATCAGGGGCAATCCGCTGTCCGAAATTGGGATTTACTTGACCATTAATTGTTTCGCGAACATCGCGGATCGTAAATAGTTCGTACATATTCCTCAGTTCAACCACAATTTCAACAATTGAGTTCTGCAATGCTCCCAGAGGCAAGGCTGCACCCACATTCTCACAGAACCAAAAATGGAGAGGAACGTTCAGAACACGACCGTAAATTGACGGCTCAGCTAAATTTGGACTTGTTGAAATGGAGTGGGGGTACTGGTTGATACGGTCAAAAGCATTAGCTGGATCATAAAGCTCTGGCAAATTACCTACCATCTGGTTAACCATCGCTTTTTTGTTGGCATCAAAGTTCATATCAGCGTACAGCTTCATCCATTCACCGGTATGTCTTACAATTTCCTGACCGTTGATTAGAATTGAAGCGTGATTGATCATATTGTACCCGATATTCCGAATCCACTGGAACTCGTATCCAATAGCTGTAGAATTCTTATTCAAGTTTGCGTATGTTCCTGTAACTGGATACACTGGTGAATAAATATTTGGCAGTGTCATCACAACATAACAATCGTTCACTAATTGTGCTATCTGATCCACTGTTGCTCGTAGCGTCAACGATCCAGACGCTGGTAACCGTAAATTTGTGGTTTTGAAAACTAACTGATAATGTTCCATCGCAAATTCCGTGTGGCGCTTATACACCGACCTAAAATGCGTGAACGATGGGTTCCCACATATCAGTTGATCTTGTGCACCTTTATTGACGAGCTGAATTAAACCTCCAGACATCCTTACTTATTTACTGAATAGTTTTATGTCTGTATACTCCGCATTTCAAGCATCCGGGATATTTTATGCTAAGACTTGTAGTTGTGCAATCACATAAACGAGTCACCTCCAGATTATTGGCGTTTGTGTTATTGATGTCTGATTTAGAAAAGATATAGTCGGCAGTCTGCGATGCCTTGTAATCTAACCACTGACTGTTTGTGCGCCGGATACGGCTCGCTCCGGTGCTACGAGGAATTAACATCGGGACGGAATGAGAATTCTGGGGAACAGTAGCAATATTCGTATCGTTATTCGCCGCAATCGCAGTAGCATAAGCCTTGGCTCCACGCAGACGCTGGAGCCTTGTCCAGTCAGCAGCTGATAATCCACGTGTTCCAGCTTGGTTATTTGATGAAGTCCTAGGATGGGCGACTGTCGCCATTTATACAACATGCGGGAAAAAGGTTATAGCGTTGGGTCCATTACGTGACCCTATCTGGAATAAACG